ACACCGTTTACGGTTACTGTAACTTCTTCTGCTGGAATTGCATTTTTCGGAAAACTTGAATTGTTTGGAAATATTAAAACAAAAGTGTTGGCATTGTCGTCAAACTGATAATCCCAATCCGACCAATTGAATCCATCATGATACCAAACGTTATTTATTGGTTTTATTTCCATTAGTTAGTTTCTGGTTTGGTTAACAAATAAATATCTATTACTTATTGTAATTGCAGATGTAGAAGTTATGTATATATATCCGCCATATTGTAAAAAATCCTCTTCTACTGGTGTTAAAAAAACATAATCAATTGTATCTACAACACCAGTTGCTTTACTGAAATGGTGCGTTTTTGTTCTATAAACAACTGAATTACTCTCTAACTCTACTATTACAGTTTGATTAGTTCCGGATGGCGTTGGTGTTGTGAATAGTCCGTTTGTTCCCAAAGAAGCTAATAGTTCTGTTGGCGTAATTCTTAAGTCAGGACTTGGGACTAAAGCACCATCATTATTTGCTATTAATGAAACATCATTATTTTTTCGCTCGCTACCAACAAATAATAATTTGGTTCTTGTGTTTGCAGGAATAACTTGTGATGATACAAAATCTTGTGTTCTGTGCCAATTGTTTTTATCGTAAGGTGTAACGCTATATGCACTCGGCGCATAAACACCATCGTTAATTAATTCAAGTTTTAAAGCATCTAAATAGACTTTTCTAGGAACTACTAAATTGCCAAATCTAAAATTAAAAGAAACTACATCGCCTGCCGTTAAAGGGAATGTTTGACACAAAGTATTAAAACCTACTTTTAATCCGTTTTCAGTAGTTAAAACACTTTGAAACGTTGTGTTTGTAGAAATTCCATTTACAAAAACCTCAAAAGTAACCGTTAAATTATCGTTTGTTGATGTATAAACCTGACCTTGCAAACAGTAATCTCCATCTTTTGTAGCCGTGAAATTCATTTGAGAACCACCGCTATTAAAGGCTATACTTCCAACATTAGCAAAATCAATTTCAACTGAATTTTTGCCCTCGTAAACTTGCGTGTTTGATGTTTCAACAGTGCCAACAAGCTTTTCGTCTATTACGTTCCATGTGTGTGGTGTATCAAAATCGCAAAATCTTGTTAGTAAGTTAGGTCTTATTTTTGGTGCTATAAAATTTGCTATTGCTAAAATCATAATTATTAATTTTTAAGTAAATAAAATGTATCAAAAGTAACTGATTGACCTGCTGGTATTAATCCGTTTATACTTATAACATCGTTGTTTATTAATATAATACATCTATCTCCTGTATTCGCTCTTGCTTCGATTGCCTGAACATAAGGAATAGAGCCTACGTTTGTATCTTTAGCCTCATATTCTGAATTGATTATATTAGCTATATTTACTCCATATCCAATGGCTTGAGTTGAACCATTAGAAATATACCCTTTTATATAGCATTTATTAGCTTCTTTTTTCATTAAAAAGAAAAAATCAACATAAGTAGTTGATGAACTAACTACCTTTTCTAAGATAGTCATTTCAGACGGAACAAGTGAATGTTCTGTTATAGTTTCAGAATAAATCTCGTTAGCTGTATTAATTTCTACTTCTCTTAATTCGCTTGCTGTAATGTCGCTACTATCTGCTAATTTAGTATTTATAGCGTCTATAAAATCTGTTTTATTCATAATTTATGATGTAAAAAAATCATTACTATTAAAGTGTAAAGGACTAAAATCTCCATCAGTTACCGTAAACTTCCAATTTCCTATTGCTATCCCATCAAAAGTAAATAGCTCCCAATAAATACCATCTGAAACTGTTATTTTGTAAATACCGTTCTCAAAAGTGTACGCTCCGAAATCTATTTCTAAACTTTGACCGTTAACCGATGGCGTTCCATTTGCTACAAAGGTATCGTTTTTGTATAATTTTATTGCTAAAGTAGGTAAAATTTCAATAGGTTTATTAAAATTCATCTTAAATATTGATGGAATACCTGCAATAGTCGTAACGCTGTTGTGTGGTAATTCTAAAGATAAAAGCTGTAAACCTGTTAATAATTGAATTGTAGGCTCTCTATATTCGTTTTGTGGGTTAACTAAAAATTCCCCACTAAACATATTTGTAGTGCCTTTTCGCTCGTCTTTCGTAAATTCTTTTAAAGTGCATCTTTGACCATCAACAAAAACTACTGAATGACGAAAAACAAAGTCCAACGCTCTTTTAGTTTGAATATCAATCTTTTCACAAATATATTTATTGTAATAGGTCGTGGTTGATTTAAAGTTTAAATTTGTTCCGTCAACATCAATTCTGCTTCTTTTTTCTGTTTCATCATCAATATCATAAAAGTAAACATTTGAAATTCTAATCGATTGCATGAAAGGCGCAAGTTCATAGTTTGTTCCCTCAAGTATTTTAGTATTGAAAAAATCAAACCTTGTGCTTTTTTTGTCCTCGTATTCGGTTAGTAAAAAATTAGTCGAATAGTAAACATTTTCATTTATATCGTCGGTTAACTTTAGGTGTAACGGCTTTGTATAATAATCAATTCCAATATACCCAAACTCAAAAGAAATTTGATTTATTCCTTTGTGGTCAATAAAACCCGCATAAGAAAAGCTATTAGTTATATCTTTGACAAAACTACCGCAACCGTCGATAAGTTCAGCGGTTACGGTAGAAATAAAAGAAATATGAGTGTTAGAATTAGTTGTTTGTAGCGTGCTTTCGCTAGGGCGTTGTTTAACAAAACCCGAATAAGAAAGCTCGACTATTTTAGGGTCGGAACTTTGCTTTGCTTTTGCAAAATCGTTAAGATATAATTGTATGAAATTAATGTTTTGCATTAATGCTGTTTTACTACTTTTCCTTTGACAACAACAGTTTTTACCTCTTTCGATTTACCAAAGAAACGGCTTTTATTTACTGAAACTTCGTTAATATTATGCTCCAAATAAATTGGAAACCCTAAAATATCTACTCCTATTTGATATGTTGCTGTCATAATTATAAATTTTCCAATGCCTCAATAAGTAATTGTTTAGTGTTGTAACTTACACCGTTCAAAATTACTAAATTAAAATTATAAAAGTTACTAATTGGACGCATTTTTTCATCAAACACCCTAAATTCGTCGTTTCTAAACTCCCACCATTTATAAATACCAATTGATTGATACAAAGCATCATTAACTAATAAACCATCATTAGTAATTGTTAAAACTAGATTAATTGGTTCGTATTTACGTTCCAAATCAGCATCCAACTCTTGCGTTTGTGGGTTGTATTTGAAACTTTTAATAAATCCCTTAAACACTTTATCCCCCCTGTTTACTCTAATAAATCCTTTTTTAGTTTTATACAAATTAAGCATATTAACAACATCGCCATAATCCGCCCCTAAATAAAAAGTATCAATGTCATTTGTGATATTTGGCGTTTGTAAATCCGCTTTAAATATTGGTGCGCTTTCAGCTATCGGGTTTGCTTCGGTAACTTTTTGCGAAACAAAATCTTTGTTTGGGTAATACTCTACATTCGTAATTTTATCTAAAGGCGAAAAAGTCAAAGCATTAGCTAAATATTTTGAATAGTATTTTATCAATATCCTTTTTAGTGATACTTCTAAATTTGAATAAGTATTTTCATCATCAACCAAACCGATAAAATTCTCATTTGTTTGATTTGTAAATTTAACACCGATTGGATAATATTTAACAGTTACCCCTGCGTCGCCCTCGTAACTTGGACTTCCGCCAAATAAAGTAAGTACGTTAACCGTAATAGAATTAACTGTATAAACACCAACATTTTGACCGAATGTGATTTCAAATTGCGAACCAACTTGCACACCAATTAAATTCCAATTTACAATAAAATCGTTTGCCTCTCCATTTGAATCCCTGTTTAATACCTCAAGATTACCGTTTACAATTCTAAAACTTAAAAGTGCGCTCCATGATTCAAAATAACTAGGCGGTAACGGTGTGATTTTTTCCATTATCACACTACTATCCTCTGTCGTACTAGTTTCGGGTATAAAAAACACTTGGTCGACTATTTCCTGTATTTTGTTGTAATCACGAATGTAAGGAATGGTTATCTCTTTGTAACCATCGCATTTAGGGTTGACAATATTCCACTCGCTACGACCATGAATAGTTGTGTTGGTATTTTCTAATGTTTTTTCCTGAGCAAATTCTTTGTACTCAACTTTTAATTTGTTAACTGCAAATTTAGGATTAAAAGCCGTTCTATATTCTTTGCTTACCGCTTCTTCAAAATAACCTATTTCTACATTCTCATAAAACTCGTCTTCTTGTCCAATGAATGCAAAATCGTTATTTAATTCAATATCAGAATTAGTTTCTATTAATTGACTATAAACATCTTTTGGTGCTGTTAAAAATAAATCGGTTTTACCAGCAATCATATTTTTATTGTAAACAACATTATTGTACTCGTCGCCCCCAATATCGTACAATTTTGATTGTACAGGCAGTCCGTTTATGCTTTTTAATGATTGTTTTATTAAATCTATATATCTAACCGTTGGAATTACTACGCTTAAAGGATTTGAGGTTACATTAACTTCTAAATCAAAAAGGCTAATATTATGAACGCACAACATACCACCACCACCAGAATTAGACTTTCTCACAAATGATTCAAAGAAAAAATATAAGTAAGCGCCTGCAGGAATATAAGGGATATTATACGTGTTGTTTACCGTGAAAGTTTCACTTTCTCCATCTTCTAATGTTCCGTTTGTTGTCGTTACCAGCTCTGTATATCCTATTGGGTCATCTACTGAAAAACCCCACGCTAAAATAAGCTTATTTACAACATATCCGTCGCCCTGCCCGGGCAAAGTATCTGCATCTTGCTCCCATACAAGATTTGATATTTTAACAGAAACATTTGTTAATTCTGTTTTCGCTCTTAAATATCTTAAATCTTCTCTTTCATTACTAGGATTATTTATTAAATCGATTAAGCCTACTAATGTATTTTTAATGTCCGATTTTTCAATTCTTACACATGGATTCCAGTAGTAATATCTGTCGCCTGAGCCAACAAAACTAACTTTTGTTTCTATTACAGTAGCTTCTTCACATTTCCATTTGCTTTGTCTTTTCTTTGAGGTTCCGCGTCTTAAAATCTTTGTTACTGGCGCAGGCGTTATAACATCGTCTTTGTAATTTTTAGTGTCAAATACGTTAAATTTACTATCCAGTTTTCTTTTAATTTCGCCAGCTTTACCCGATTGAATTAGTTTGCACTCTAAAAAAGTTTCATCGTCAGTCTGCTCAATTTCGTTAAAATCTAATTCTAAATATGGAAAAAATATACCATTTTGCGAAATGTATAATTCAATTTCTGAATTAACACCAAAGCGATTTTTTATGTACAAAATCCAATCGATTCCCATGTCCATATACTCACAAGTGTCGCCTCGTTCGTTTATAACACGTGGCGCATCTAATCTTTTACCCTCGCAAAGTTCAAATCTGATTTTATCAATAGCGAAAAACTCAACATCCCTTGCGTGGCGTTTGTCTTCTTGTTTCTTTTCGTAATACGATTCCTTAAACCCAGTCGGGGTAACGATTTGATATAAGTCATCATTACCCAAACTTTTGAATTTAAGATATACCTTTAAAGTATCATTATCAATTGGATTTGTCATTATCTTGATGTAGGTTTAAAGTTAACTCTTGCATCTGCAATCTCTCTAATTTGATTTTGTTTTCTTTCGTAAGCTCTTTCGCCAAACTTATCTTTAATAACGTGCAATTCTGTTTTATTTTTGATGGTTGATACAATTCTATCTACTTGACCATCAGTAAAACCGCTATTAACATTAACTATTGGTTGTGGACTACTAATTTGATTATTCGTTAATATTCCGTTTAATTCATTGTTAAACATAAGGTGTTTCATTGTTTTAGCATTCGGAATTACTTTATCCCCTTTGTTTAACCATGTTTTAGTTGCCCCTTTATCATTACCTAATGATTTAATTTTATTGTTTTTATCAGTAATAATCTCACGACCTTTTTCTTGTGTTAACGCCCAACCCTCGTTTGCGTTATCAGTTCCTTTCCAATACTCAGGCATTTTTTGACTAGATATAATCGCTAATTGAAGCGCACTAATACCAGCTATTATAGCGGTCATTGTTCCTTGACTTATCCCCGTCGGGTCAGGCGAATGACCCCAAATAGACATGATAGCTTGCGATGTATTAATTAATACATTTATTTCTGCCATTTTTTGTTTTTGCTTAAACTCACGTTTTGCGATTTCTTTTCGTTTTTCCTCCGCTTGTCTTTCGATTTCAACTCTCGCAGATTCACTTTCTCCCGCAAATGCTAATGATATATTTTTCTTCTTTTCTAAATTAGCATATTCAGCTTGAAAATTAGCGTTTGATGCTTCTGACATTAAATTGAAAACATCTTGGGCTACTTCTGAAACAGCTAATAAAGCAACCTGCATTCCTTTACTTGTGTTTTTAGCATAGTTATACATCTTGCTAAAAGTCGTTTCTCCTGCTTCATCAAAGTCAGTAAACATTTTTAAACTAGACAATCCAACGTCGTCTAATGCTTTTTGAAAGTCATTAATAGGTTTTGTTTTAAATGAATCAATCCATTTTTCAGTTTCTTTTTGAATGGCTTGAATTGGTGTTACTTGCTTTTCAATCTCTTTTCTTAATTCGGCATATTTTTGACGAATAACATCGTGTTTTTCAGGGTCTGCTTTTGACAGCTCAACCAACATTTCCAAATCAATTTGAGCAAGTGCCAAACGCTTATATTCCAAAAATGCTAATTCTCTAGCTTTTACAGTTCGTTTGTTGTCTTCTGAAAACTTTAAGAATTTCTTTTGTTCAACCTTATTTAATGCTAAAGCTAATTCCATTTCGGCTTCAAGTGTTTTTTTACGATGGTCTTCTTCTTTTTCAAATTGCGCTTTTCTGATTTTTTCAGCAAATTCAGCATCTTGAATCATTAAGTCGTAAATCTGCTTATCTCTGTTTTCAGTAGCCGTAACGGTATTATTAAGATATTTATTTAAAATATCCTGTTTAGCTTTTGCAAATTCTACATTATTTTGAATATCATTGTAACCGTTCTTTTTATTTTCTTCGTATTTCTTTTTTGCTTCGGCTTGGTCGTCGTCAAACTGTTTTTTAGAAAGCTCCGTTTCTAATTCATAGTTGGCTGTGATTATTTCCGCCTCCAAACGAGAATATTCTTTTCTTGCTTCCAATCTGCCTACATCATAAGCGTTTTCATTTTCAGCTATTTCTTGTTGTTGTGCTTTTAATAACTCAAGTTTAGCAATTCTTAATTTATATTTCGATTCAACTTCAGCATAATCTAACTCGATACGGTCTTTTTGTGCTTTTCCTTTGTCTTTGCTTTGGTCGTCAATTATTGTTGCTTTTGAGGTTAAAAAGTCAATTTCTTTTTTAATTTCATCTTTTCTGTTCTTAATTCTTTTATAAAAACTTTCGATTTCGGCTTCTCTGTTTCTTATTACATTTCCAAATTCATCAGTTGTTTCAAAATTAGCTTTTTGGATATTTTTCATACCCTCTGCATATTCTAAATCGGCATCTAGCATTTTACCTTGTAACTCTGATAATTTACTCATTATCGCTTGGTTTAATGCTACTTGAATTAAAGATTTTGAAAGCCTATCATAAGCGGAACTTGCTCTGCCTGCTTTTATAGCTTCCTCGTCCATATTTTTAAAATACGATGGGTATTGCTCTTGTAATTCTTTAACAGCTAAATTTCTTTGTTCCATTGGAACGTTTAAGGCTGTTGCTTTCGTGTATAACAAATCTAAATTAGCAATTTCTTTTCCTGCGCTAACATTAGCCTCGTCTTTAACTGCTAGATAATCTTTTTCTAATTTGGTTAATTGAGAACGCCCTTTTGACAACACTTTAAAGTAATCCCCCATTTCTTGCGAATAAGCAGAAAAGAAACCAATTCCAATAAATAAAGCCGTTTGCCAACTTAATATAGCAGATGTTAATGTAGAGAATATGCTTTTTTGAGCCATTCCCTGTTGTCTTAATATCTCATTTTGCGCTTTTACTTGTGCTATTCCATCAATTAGCGCACCAATATTATTGGTTAGCGACAACACCCCTATTTGGAATGATTGACCAAAATTCGGTAATTCACGGCTAATTTGACCTACTGCATTTGCTAAATTTGTATTTCCTTTTGCATAATTACCAACCTCAAGCGAGTAGTTTCCGTACGCTTTATTTACTTTATTTAATGTCTCTCTATACTTTATTAACCTCCCCTCGTTCAATGCAAGTTGTCGCTCCTCTGCTTTTGATAGTTTTAAACCTAATTCAACTTTAGTTTTAAGATTATTGTAAACAGGAAGCATTGAATTAATCTTAGCTTTAACTCTTTCGTAAGCATTTTCACTTTTTGCTAGTTGCGCCTGTTCTTTTTCTAATTGTTTGTTTTGCCTGTCTAGTTCTGTGTTTACAAGTTTTTCAGTTCTTAGTTTAGATTGCTTAGCTCTTTCGGTTGCGCTTATTGCGTTTTGAACTTCTTTTTCTGAACGAGCAACTTTATAATTTATATCAGCTATTTTCTTTTGCTCCTCAAAATATTTGCTAGGAACATTTTTATAGTTTGTATTTAATTTTGCAACTTCTGTCGATAATTCAGTAGCTATAGCTATCTGTTTATCAAGTGCCGTTGTAATATCGTCAACCGCTTTTTTAGTTTCTATAAAATTACTCTTTGCCATGATTATTTCTGTTTTTTGCTATTTTCTCATAGCTTAAAAATTCTGATACTACTAATGTTTTTACATCAATCATTATTGGAACTGGTAATGAAACCACAACGCTTGCGACAATATCAAAAGCGTTCATTATTTCTACTTCCTCTTTACTTCTTATATCCAGCTTTATTTTTTCGATTTCATTTTCTAAATTCTCAATAGAATTTGAAACTCTTTTAAAAAAACCATCAAAGTCAAAAAATACAAAATTGTTTTTTAACTGCTTTTTGTATAAATCAATTAACTTTTTGGTTAATTCGTTTGTTTTTTCGCTAGTTTCTAATTTAGACAATGTTACAATTGAATTTCTTATTGAGTAAAGAATGGTTAATTTTGATTCTTTTATTAATAATTCATTTTCTTTTCGCAACATATATTTTGCCAGCTTGTCGTTTTTCTCTATCCAAAAATCATCATAAATCTTTTTCCAAGCTTCTTCTAGTTGCTTTTGGCTTGCTTTTGGGTGTAGAAGTTTTAGATTTTTTGTTTGAATTATTTTTATGAACGTTATCATTAATAGCGTTTCCAAATTCGGCAATATGACACCATTCAGCCCCATCATTATCTTTAATTTGCCCCAAAATTTTATTAAAACTTTCATTGTTTGCTATTTTTGTCGTTTCTTCTTTATTTTCTTTGTAAAACCAATAAACCTTACCTGTTTGCTCAAATTTTCTTTTGTGTAATTCAAGTTCTAGTTTTAAGCTATTCGATGCTGTTCTTTGACAGCTAAAACATTGTTTTTTCATAATATATACTTGTTGTATAAATATTCGATTGTCATAACCGATATTTCATTAGTTAATTCTTCTTGTTCTTGGTCTGTAACATTGAAGTTTTCAATACCGTATTTTTCAACTATCTTTTGATATTTCCAATCAGTAGAGAATATTTCAAAATCTCCTTTTCTTCCAAATATTTCAATTCCTTTCCATAAACCACCGTCTAAAATTAAATCGACATCACCGCCTGCTAATGGATTTTTGAAATACTTGTTTTCTCTATAATCTTGGTCGAAATACACACCTATTTTACTTCCGTCAGGTTTTTTACCTAAAAGCCAACGTCTATAAATTAAGTCTCTTATTATCGGCTCTTTTTGATAAAAAAACGCATCAAAAGTAGTTTGTGTTTCCTCTTTTACCTTTTTTAATCCTAATAATAAAACATCTGTGTATAGTTCCATTTTATAAAAAACCCCCTCAATTAGTGAGAGGGTTCAATCTAAACAAATTATGAAAAAATTATGATTTAACAACCAAATCAGAGCTTCCACCGTAATAAACACCATCAATGTCAATTGACTCAAATCCTGTTTCGGCTATTTTAACCCCAACTGTATCAGCTGTTATTAATGCACTATCTAGCGTTAGTGTGTAAACTCCATTACCAACACTTACAACTGTATCAATAGTTGATGGTGTTGCTTGTTTACCTAAAAATTGATACATGTCAACATCAGTAACTCCCGCAATTCCATTTCCTGTAGAGGCATCGGTAATCGTAACTGATAAATGTGTGGCGTCTGTAATAACTACAACAACATTTAACGGAACGATTCCTTTTGATTCTTTCAACGCCTGTAATTCGTCTGTTAAAGGAATTAAGGTCATTCTCTCGTTGTACTCAACATTTGAATTAAGTTGCGCTTTTAACGTTTTCATTTGTTTTTCTCCAGACTGTTTTAGTCTAGTAGTTTCAGCGTGTAAAAGTGCTAAATCAAAACCTTTGAAATCTCCGTTTGCTTTTGTTGTACAAATTAAAGCGTTCTCGAATAAGTGCCATAAATCCCAATTTTCAGGAGAATTATTGATTTTAGAAACCTCTTTTGATTGCCCGATACTTACTTTAACATCAATTTCAAATTTAGGCTTTCCTAATCTTTCAAGATACTCTTTCCCTAGTGCCGTTGTGCTTACTTGGTTATCTTCATGTGCGTTTCTGTAGTCCCAAGCATCAAACGGTAAAATTTGATTTTTTCTAATACCCTCAATAAACTTTGTTAAAAAAGTAGCATCATCTGGAACTCCTGTCATTTTTTTAGAAACAAAAGACATTACATAGTCTCCTGTGTTGTAATCTCCGCAAGCTGTTATTCCGTTAAAGATTCTGCCTTGCTCATCACAATTAATTTTTGTGTTCATTTTTTATTTTTTTTAATTAATTAATTAATACAATTTGCTTTTATTCTCAATTTAAAATCAACTACTAAACAATCAACTAAATCTATACTAATTGCTTCCTCTTTGGCTGGATTGGTATTTTTCAAGTCGTTAGTTTCACTAGAAACGCCAAAATTAGGACTTGCCATAATCTTAAAACGGTCTTGTCTATTACCTACTATTTCAGTGAAATTACTTCTTATCAATCGCTCTTTCACAACCTGCCAAACTGGTTCTAAAATACCATCGTAACTATTTTGTGTACGCCAGTCGTTTAACTGTTTTAATTGCGTATCCTGCATAATTACTAATCTTGCATCTGTTTCATACCAACCGTCAAACTCTGTGTACTGGTTTAAAACATACCAAACCAAAGGGTAATTAGCTAAGTTTTTACGTTGCTCAATCCAAGAAATTAACTCTTTTTGGTCGCCAAACCAAAATTGAATACTTGTGTTTGGTTTTGGTGTTCCCAAAAAAGTACAATCTGCAACCGCACCAGTGAATAATCTCTTTAAAGCGTTTGCGATTATCATAAACCTAATGAATTAGAGTTACTAGTATTGTCAAACGTGTAAAGTTGTGCATCTGGATAGTCTGTTGGATTGTCTTTTATGAATTGCAACAAAGAAACGTAGTTACTGTTGTTTCCGTTGAAATAATCAACAAAAGTAGTTCCGTTTATATTGCTTACACGTGGTAAACAATTAACATTGCTTAGTCCTTGATACATTTCTAAAAACTTATTCCAAACATTAACCATCGTGCTAGTTGGATTGATATTTTCAGCATTTTTAGGTTGTGTTTGATAACCGCTAGAATTGCTTTCGTTTAACCAATGCCAAAAAGTGAAATAAGCTAATACAGAAACTTTAAAACTTCCCTCTTGGTAATTTAAACCTCTCCAAACTTTATCACTATAAGTACACCCGTTTACAAGATTTTTCCATTTTTGGTCTGCGTTTGTATTTAAAACACCGCTTGTAACCTGACTGTTTAATTGAGAAAATAAAACGTTACCTAAACTCATCTGTAGTAACAAACAAGGCTTTTCATCTGCATAATAATTCAGTTCAGTAGCATTACCACTTTGTGAGCTTACTAGGTTTGGAATTGATAACTCCCTTGTGAAATTAGCCTCGTTTATTAAGTACATTTTTATTTAGATTTTGGTTCTACTTCTTTTTCTTTCTTGAAAAAGCCTTTTTTCTATAAGGCGTCCATTACGCTTTTATCTTGCAGGTCTAAAGTATCGCCTTTTTTATACTTTGACCAGTCTTTAGATAATACCTTTGCCATTATACGGTTGCTATTGCTGTTTTAATTGTTGCAATATCATCATAAATAAATGCTTGTTCGTCTAATTTTTTAACGAATGCGTGGAAACGGCTTTCTCCTAAGATAACAAATTGATTTTTGATAAAGTCGTCATTAACCCATCCAATTTTAACTGTGTAAGTCATGTAATTAGTTGTGTTATACTTAGACATATCAGCAACAAATATTTTACCGCTTGGAATTGATTCTTCGGGGATAATTGTCATTCCACCAATTGAAACTTGGTTGAATAATGATGCTGTTGGGTATAATGGATTTCCAAAACCATCTTTAGCAGATACTAACTGAATAAAATAGTCAATTGGATTAACCATTACTAAGTTAGCCATATAAGGAACCTCATCAGTAAAGTTGTGAGTTGTTGCAATATCCGTAACGCAAGCATTAACAACATCCATAAATGTAGGGTTTGCAATTGCCAAAGCCATATCTCCAGCTACAAACGGACGACCGTAAGTTGTCGCTCCTTTTGGATTTGGTGCAATACCGTCCCCAAACAAAATCCCTTTTGATTTTTTAAGGTTGTGTTTCTTGAATAAGAAATCACGTGCAACACTTTCTAAGCCAGCAACATCTTGAATAGATTCCTCTGTTAAACGTTCCCACGCAGCAGTTTTAACTGGTGTTGCGTATTTAGTATCCCAAGAAAAATCAATTTGTTGTTTTGTTCCTCCTTCTGCTAAAAATGTATAATCCCCATCTTTTGGTTTAGCCTCTGTATAAGGGTAAGCAGCTAAAGTAGTCGTTACATTGTTAGTTAATGGCAAAACTCCAATTTCACGCAAATTAATATTGCTTAGTGGTGCTTGTTGTGTACCAGTAATTGCTGGCGGCGAAGTGTTTGTTCCACTTGCTGTTGTGATATTTCCAACTGCTTTTAATGTAAGCTCTACAACTCCATTGTTTTTAAAAGCTGATTTAATATCCTCGTGTTTTTCTGCAATTGCTTTTGATAATTGAACATCAAGGCTTTCAATTTCCTGTGTTCCTTTATTAGCATCAAGCAATTGTTTAGCGATTTCGTCGGCGATTCCGTCTTTAGCTTTTTGAATTTCAGTATCTAATGTTTCTTTAGATATAGAGTTTTCTAACTTCTTTTCAATACTGCCTAAATACTCATTCTGAATATCGGCTTGTTTTTCAACTTCCAACGCTTTAAATGCGCCTAAAGTGATTCCTTTTGTTTGTAAAAACGTTTCAAATGGATTCATTTCTTTTTGTTTTAAATTTTAATAAATAAGTTTACTTTTCTTTTTGGAATTTCTTCCGCTTCTTGAGTGCCGTTTGACGAGTCAAATTTATTAGAAGTGCCGTTTGGCGAGTTCTTTTTATTTTCAAATTTTGATAATAATTCTTTTACCGAAATCATTTCTGTATATACTTTTAATTCTCCTGAAACACTATCAACAATTACATTTTCAAATTCTCTCATATTGTGCTCTTGTAGTAATAAATCATATTTATTTTCTACATTTAAAGATCGTTTCCACATCGTTGGAAAGTGAACATCTCCGTGAGAATCAAACACGTTACTAGGAGATATTGCGCATTTTACTTTAATTGTATTTTCATCTATAACTTCCATATATAAAACTGGAGTTAAGAAGTTTGAGCCTTTCACTACTGCTGAACCCTCTATATTTTTAGCTTCTAAAATTGCCCAAAAACAATCATTTACATCGTCTTTGTTTAATATTTGTGGATAGTATTTATCAAAGTTTTCTTTATATTGGCTATACTCTGGCGCATCATTATCATAACACCACAATAATTTTACATAACGCATTCCTACTGAATGGTTTAAAACCCACCCATTGAGATAGTTTTTAAACATTTCTTCGTTACGTTCTTTTTTAATTACCGCTTCATAAATTAATACTTCTAATTTATCGATTCCGTTTGTAAATGCTTTTTCAACTGATTCTAACATTACATTTGAAAAGTCTGTTTTTTGAATTTCAGCTTTTTTAGTATGTATCGCAAAATCAATATCTTTTAAAACTTCTTCTTTGTTTATCATTTCTTTACAATTTTATTATTTTCAATTGCGTTTTTTTTAATCTCAAGAGCTATTCGTAGTTCAGGACTAATATTTTTATCTTTTAGCATCTTGTTTATTTCATCAATACTCATATCCACAGTTTTTATTTATGCATTTCTTTTTCCCAAATAAATATACCCAATACTTTCTAATCATACTGCTATTACATTTAGGACAAATAGCAACTTGTCGAGTTTCGTTTATAACTCTTGAAAGTGGCATCTTTGGCTTTTGTATATCAGTACTCATAAATCTGTTCTAATTTAGTTTTTACTAATGCTTCATCTAATCCCAACTCCTTAGCTATTTTTAAACTTTCTAATTCAACTTTACGATTGTTTATTTTTTCTACTTGCTGTATTGCGTAACATGGCAAATGATTAAAATTCCCTCTTAAATCTTCTTCTCCTAAAATAACCTCGTATGTATCGGTCATTTGTTGCACTTTAGGATTTTCAAAGTAACCTATAAAGTTTAATATTGCTTTATCATAATTATCGTAAGTACTGCCTTTTGCAATTATAGCAATAACATCTTTGCTTAAATTAAATAAACTACCTACTTTCAATAAATCACTTTCCCAAGATTCATCTAATTTTAAATCCTTTATGTTAGACACCATTTGTTTAACATCGACTTTTGATTTAGTTGCGTTTATTTTGCGCCCATATTCTAAACTTTGCTCGATACTATCTTTTTCAGATTCAGCCATTGGTTTAGTAGTGGTGTCTTTAGGGTCATGTTGACCGCTAACAAGAATCTTTTCAGTGTATTTTAAATTTGTTCCTTTACTTGAAAGGGCTAAATCTGAATTAATAGCTATTTGATAAAGCGCATCTAATCTACTGTTCCCTTTTAGCCAATTCCCACTAATCCCGCCTGACATATCAGTGAAAACGTAAAGATTAGCAAAGTCTAAGGTATCAACTACACCGTTTGGATTTGTATATTTAAACGTTCCTTTTAATAAATTCTTTTTGTATTGACCGCTAAACGATATTTGACTAAATGCTTTCATTTGTGCATCAGTAAAGTTTAAGCCCATTGGACGCAAATAATACCAAACATCTTTAAACTTGTACAAATAAGCGTTCCCGCTTGCTAACCAAAATCTGTGTTCCCAAAATAAATCAGTCCATGTTTGCCAATCGTTTGGCGTTTTTTGAACTGAATATAAAAAGTCTTTTTCTTTTAATACATCATTAACATACTTGTCAATTTTAACCTGGCTATACGTGTCTGCTAAAAAGCAAAACACTTTTAAAATAGCTGGATTTGATAAAATAGTTTCTAACTTATTACTCTCGCTTTTAAATCCTTTTTTCTTACCACCGAACGCATCTAATATAGAATAGAACCAATTATTTGAACTATCTCGTTCAACATAATTTGGTAATGAATTGCTATTGTAACCTATATTAAAATTAAATCCCATATAAAGTAAGAAAGCCTTAACCGAAATTAATCGATTAAGGCTGTACTATAAAAGTTAGTGTTTACATTCATTTGTAATAGTTTTGCGCGTCTTCACACAAATAATTGCTACAAATATAATAATATTTATTTAGATTGGTTAAAAATTATTAATTATTTTATATTTAATTATTTTCGATATATCGTCGTCCGTATCTGATTGGGTCAATAATATCGTCAAATGCTTTTATAACCTCATCGTCAACAACTCCTAACCTATCATTTGCGTAGCTATAATTCTTAAACTCTAAATCAATACCATCTGAACAATCAGTATAAACTACGTTAGTAGATTGTAAAAGAGTAATTCCAGCCATTACACTACCTTTTGGTTTATCTATTCCTATTGCATATTCCCAGCCATAATCACGTAAAAGTAAAATATTATCAGGAACTGCACTATCGCAAACTATATCAGCATCAAATGGAATGCCTAACTTCTTAAAGGTGTGTATAATTATACCGCCCTCGTTATTTATGTTTGCTAATTCAATAGGCTCTAACTTTGAAAGTAATTCATTTTCACTAAAATAGTTTCTTTGATGACAATAAAGCGTATTTGTATACCTATCATATTTCAATTCTACTATTCCAAACTTATGATTTTTACCCCAGTCAACTCCAAAGAATGATTTTAATGGTAGGTTAATGAAATCTTGGTAGGTGTTGCGTGTCCAATTTGTAAATACACGTCCCTCAACCGCTTCCATCCAACCGCCTAAAACAACTTGATTATATTTCTTTTCATCTTTTTCTTTTAGTTGTTGGTAATAGCTTACAATATTGTCAGCTAAATATTCTCTTTCAACATCTAAATAAGAAGTGTGAATATAGCAAACATTGTCTTTTATTAAATTACTACCAGCATCAATATTCATACCGCTAAAAAAGTGCCTAAATATCCAATGATGCACACTCGCTGGATTTAAAATAAGAATGGTTAAATTACGTTTGTCTTTTGAGCGGATTGATAAAAATACTTTTTCGTAGGTTTCATAATCAGGTAACTCTTCCGCTTCATCTACTACAAAACAATTGAAGCCGAATAATGATTTTAGATTAGCGGTTTGTTGTTTAGAACCCGTTTTAATACCTTTAAAAGCTATTCGATTTCCGTTGCTTTCAATATGTGTGTTTGTTGAATTAACATAGTTTTCATAATTCAACAATTCTATTTTATCATCAACCTCTGGTTTAATGCTATCAATAATAGAAACATTTGTAAAACGTGTATAAAGTACGTTCCAACAATGTTGCACTAAAGCAATAAGTGAAAATACAGAAATAACAAACGACTTCGCACTTCCCCTGCCTCCCGTTATAATAATTGTATCTACTTCTGGGTGCTTACCTTGTAGTATTTCAAAAAGTGGTTTGTATTTTTTTGAGAATTTAATCTGCATTATCTGTATCGATAAATACTATTTGTGGTGGTGTATTTCCTTTAATTTCTCCACTATGTTCTTGCTGAACCTTATCCCCGAACATCTTAGGATAGAATTTTGAAGCCGTCCATTTTTTTGTTTGTATCAAAACATTTGCAACGCTAGGCTCAAGTTCTCCAGCTTTTAACATATCGTAAACATGGTCGATTTCTTCAATCTCACTCTCGGCTTTATCTTGCATTGCCTTTACATATAGGTCAAATAATTCTTGGTGTTCACGCTTCCAATTACACCAAGTTTGGAACGTAGGGTATTCTGGTTTCGATTTTAGAATAGTTTTTATATTAAAACCCTCTGCTACTTCTGCGCAGATTGTTTTACACATTTCAAAATCATATTCGCTTAATCTAGCCATAAAACAAAATTACTATTTATTTTTGAAACCGCAACATTTATAATAAAATTTAACATTGTTATTTAGAATATGTATAAATAACGTTATAAAGCGAAAATAATTTACAAAACACTTGCGTGCTAACTAAATAGTTATTACTTTTACATCATAATAATAAACAAAAAAATAATTATGAATGCAGTATTAAAAATAGCTTTAGAAATTGCAAATGGAAATCAAATTTTTTTAAATAGAAATGAAGCATTGACTACTGAGTGGATTAATGACAATCCTAACTCTAAATTATTTAACTCTTTGTATTTTTCTAAAAATGGTATAGAGTTTAGAGTTTCTAATCATGAATTGCCAAATAGAGATTTCATGTGCGCTCACAATTATACAAGTAATGAAATTGCAAAAGAAAAGGGGATTGAAAAATTATATCATAAAAATAACATAGAAATTATCGTTGTTGATGGCGAAATTTTAAAAACTAAATTAAATTTTAATTAAACATGAAAAACCTTATTAGAAAAATTATCGATTACTGCTTTTACAACTTTTTAGTTGATTTATTAGAAGAAGAATTTAGAATCAAAATCTTTTTATGTGATGGCGATTTTAAGTTTGAAATTCACATGCTTTATGTCCCTTGCGTTGGTTCGTCAATTAGATTAGAGAATGGAATATTTAAAGTTAACAATGTCATTCATTCAACTTACGGAATGGTGGTGCATTTAGAAGGTAAATTTATAAAGGGGGTTTAATTACCCCCCTCAATCAAAAAAATTAAAATAATGGATTATCATAGCCAGACAAAAAAATTAATCGTTACGCTTGGAATGAGTAGTACGATAGTCGCTAAAATTTTGAATATTTCAATAAGTTTTTATAAACAAAAACGCTACAAAATAAAGTCAAGCAAGTTCACGGAACGCGATTACATAGCAGTCAAAAATTTTGTAATTAAAGCGATTATATAGCAGTCAAAAAACCCATTAAATTTAGTTAATGGGTTTTATTTTTGAAACTATCGATATATTTAGCATATTTTTCTGCAATAGCTGTTATACTGGTGTATTATGGCTTGAACCATTTATTTAATGGTAGTGGTTTATTTTCCATTTTCTAGTGTATTAATATCGATTGCTAAACCTTTTTCGATTAGATTGTTGATGTCGAAGTGCCATTCAAAAAGTTTATTTGTGTATTTTAAACCAAAATAACAAGTTAATTCTTGTGGTGTAAATAATGAAAATAAACCTCTTTCATCGCTATAGGAAAATCTAAATTTTAAATTCTCTTGAAAATAAGCTGAAATAGAATTATTATTTACAACTTCAAATTCAACAATATTTTCAGATAAAAAATAATTTTCTTTAGCATCATATTCATCTATTGCTATTTTACATAGTTGCTCTAAAGGCACAAACTTTTCTCCATCAACTTCAATTTCTTTTGTAAGGTCTGATAGTGGTCTTAGGATTGGTTTAAATTCATCTATTCCACACCCATAATCAACGCTATTGTGATTGTTTACATAGGTTTTTAAAGTAAGACTAAAATCTGAATAAATCCCAATTAATTCGTCAATAGTTGTTGACATTCCATTACTTGAAAACCCTTCCAGCCCATAAGGTAAATAAGGTGCTAAATGTTCTAATGTTAGTTTATTTTCCATAGTTAATAAATTGGTGGCTGTGGTTTAATAATTGGTTGGTAGTGGGTTGCGTAACCTATTTCTAAATAATCACCACTAAGATTAATTTCTATTTCTCCTAATTTATTTAAAATATAAATATCCTTATCAGTTGTAATTTCATTAGCTATTCCTTGCAGCCTAATCCAACCATTGTTGGTTTCTATTCCTTGTAGGGATTTTGGTCTGTAGATTAAATCAGAACCATTTGGTTGATATTTTTTTGGCATTCTTTTTGGTAAATTTAGAATGCTATCGCATAATTGCCCTTTTTGCACACTTAAAAATAAAAGACAATTACTTTTCGAATATCCATTCTCGTTAATTGTTAACTTTTTAAAGTTTTCAACACCAACTAACTTAACCTATTTCTCTTGTATTTTTTCTTTCTTTGCCATAACTTCACATTTATTTTAATTTTACCGTTATTGAATAACCTCGCAATCTCTTAAATAAAAAGATTTATAATTATTAACTCCTTCTAAATCTACCATACAAAATCCATTTTCATCTGAAAAATACGCCTCTAATTGACCATTGTCAAATCTTAATTTTGCTAATTTACTATTAGGCAACTTTAAAGTAGTTGTTTCAAAATATATTTTAATTCCGTTTTTGTCTACTTCTCCAGTAAACATTCCATCTAAAATTGACTTCATTTTATTTTTATATTAATTGATATTTGATTGTTTTGATATTCAAACTCTTTTATTTCTAATTTCCGCATAAACTCAAATAAACGCTCGTAATTAACGTTTTTTGATTTTCTAAAGGATATTACCGAAGAAAAGGAAACGTTTAAAATTTGGGCTAATTTGTATGTTGAGTGTGGTGTTTGGTTGAATAGGTGGTTATACATTGGTTAGTTATTTATATAAACATAAATTGATTTAAAACCAGAATATCCAGGATTTGTTTTTTCTTGTCCAAAATATTCTAGGAATTCAAATTTTTTACAATCTGAAACCCAAGATTTTAAACATTCTTGCCCTTGATTGTTGTACTTATTAATGGTGTAATCTTGTCCTCCATTTTCTGGAGTCCTTTTAATTAAAACATCGACATAAGAATCTAGTTCTTTTTCGGAATCGTAAACCTTTGTAATATTTAATTCCCCTATAAAATAAGGGGTAAAGAAATTATTTAACTGTACAACGTTTCTAAATCCAAATCTTTCATTAAGAACTATCCCTAATTCAGAATTGTTTTCAATTTTTGCTTCTTCTGATTCATTTACTAAATTAGTAAGTAAATCTCTTAATAAATTAAAATTTGTAGTTTTCATAATATTTTTTCTTTTAGTTTGATAGGTCAAAGATAGTATAATTTTTTATACTACCAAACTTTTGAGTTAATTTATATTGGTTCTAAATAATCTGCACCGCTTTATAATAATAATTACTGTTTCTTTTTAGTGTTTGGTATTCGTGGTAGGTTGTTATTTCGCTTGTTTCTTCAAAGGTTACTTTGTGAATTGTGGTTAGTTTAAGTTTTGTTTCAGGTGCTAATAGTTGGATTTGTTTAGATTTTGCCATTAGTTAAAAACGCTTTGATTTTCAGAATATAAACCTATTTTTAAATTTAATTCGTTTCTTAGTTCAATTCTCTCTTTTAAAGAATATGTTCTGTCTGTTTTTTTTAGTGTTTTTGTAACTTCTAACGCATTATAATATAGTTCTTGATATTCTTTGTTGGTTTTATTTGGAACTTCAAATTTACGCAATGATTTAATAAACTCTAAATATTCCGTGCCGTATTCAATTTCTAATTTTTCACGTAAAAGTCCATCATCATTTTGACAATTATTTGATGCAAAACTTTGTCGATGTATATTATGTAGATTAAAACGCATTTGTGAATGACCACCTTTAGAAAATATATGCCCTCCTGCCATTTTACCAAACTTTCCACGAGCCAAACAAGGTAAATCTTTATCAATTAATCTTGCTATTAGTTGTATTTCGGTTTGTAGTTTGTTTTTCCAATTGGTTAAACTCTCTCTTTGCTCTTTTGTTTTTTGATACTTTATTTTTTTTAAGCTAATATCAACTTTTGGCATTATTCTTTTTTGAAATAGCAATTTTCCTGCATCGGTGTCAAATAAAAAGTCAGCTAAACAACTCGAGCAAAGTCCATGAGTTCGGTGTAAGGTTTCTCTTCCACATCCACTTACTCCCTTTGCTTTATTAATTCCTTTGCATGGTTTTGGTTTTATTTCAATCATTTTATTTTAGTTTAAGTTAATGATGTATAAATGTTTTATTTTATTGTAATTGGTTTCATAATTCAAATAATCATGTAAATTTATTTTACCATAAATAAATTGGTTTGTTATTTTATCATGTCGATTTTGTAATAGATTGTAATTCATTTTAAAACGGAACATCTGAATTATCATCATAAGGCATATCGTCAAAAACACCTTTAACCTGCTCTAAACTTATCAATTCAAAAGGTGCTACTGCTTCTTCTAGGCTAATTTTTTCTTGTCTAATTTCATTTTTAATTTTATCAATTAGATTTTCGCATTGCGGTTCTGTTCCTCTTTCGTAATATCTGCCTGATGGTTTATGATAATCAAACTCTAAAGTTGCCCCTATTTCTCCTTGAAAAGAATATTTAGTTTTTAAATTAGTAAAGGTAGTAAATGGTTCGTCGCCAAAATATCTATAAATACAAAATCCATCATGTGTTTGGTTTCTAAAATCTGCGCTACCTGAAACATCATATAAACTTGGCTTTTCATAAACACCGTTCTCTTTTTTCATTTTTGTAGGGTGCGCTATAACAATTATTAAAACATTGTTTTGTTGTGCGAATTGCGTTAATCTTGATAAAGTCAATCCTATATTTTCTCTTTCGGTTTTATTTCCAGTATGTTCTACTTTATTCCATGCGTCAACTACAAAAATATTTATACCAAAAGAATAAATTTGTTCTCTAAATTTTTCAAATATCCAATCCCAAGTTGCAAACTCTCCATTTTCAGGACTTGTTAAGTATAGTTTTTGATTTGCCCATTCGTGAAATTGCATTATATCTAACTTTGAACATTTTGGCGTATTATTCATTTCAAAGAAATAGTTTTTACCAATAGTTTTTTGCACAAATGTACTCATGTGTAATTCCATTGGTTGATGTTCTGGACTAAAAAAACTAGCTTTAACGTCGTTTTCTAAAAGATAATTTATAACTAACCATTCAGTAAAATTTGATTTTCCATGCGATGGTATTCCTGTTCCTATACATAAATGACCATACATTAATTTAAACTTATCATTCAAACAACTTAAAGCACGATTTTTAACTTCAATACAATTTGGTAAACCATCATTGTATAAATTAATCATTTTTTCAATTAAGTCTTCTGTTGTGAAAACTCCTGAAACTGGATATTTTTTTCTATTGTAAATACTTTCTTTTAAAGTGCCATCTTTTAAATCGTCGTTAGCATCTTTGCCATTGAACAAAACTCTTTCGCATCTGTAACGCCCTAAACGTTGTGCGATTTTTTCAGCTACATTGTTACCGCTTTCGTCATTATCAGTTGCAATGTAAAACTTCTTAACTTCTTTTAGATACTTTTCAGAATTAATCCAATAATTATCATTATCATTTGCTCCGTTTGGAATTGATATTGCATTTTTAATTCCAATTTCATAAAGTGCTAAAACATCAAACTCGCCCTCTACTATATAAACTTCTTCTTCTCCGATAATTGAATTAATGTTATAGAAAATTGGTTTACCATTTTTTGATTGTGTAAACTTTTTATTTCCTGAACGATATTTTTTATTAACTAACACATCGCTTTCAAAGTAATTAAACACTATGTTGTTTACTTCTTTATTTAAGGCTGGCTGGTAAAATTTTTCTTCACTAACGTTAAAATGATTTAAAGTATATTGATTAATTTTTCTTTCATTTTCACAATGTTTAACGAGCGCATCTGATAAATCTGTATAGTTTCTCCACTCCTGACTTGGTAAAGTGTAATTTGATTGCACTATTGATTTTTGAATACTATCACGAAAAAACAAAGCATTACACCCATCATTGAAGCACTTTGCAGTACCATTGTTAAACCAAACCATCAAAGATTTATCTGATTTGTTTTTACGAGTATCGGTGCAAATAGGACATTTTATTTTTGCAGTTCCGCTTGTCTTGTTCGTTTGGATTAAATCCCAATTTTGTATATTACTCATTATGCTGGACTGTCAAAAAATGGTTTAGCTTTAGTGTTTTTTTGTTGGCTTAACCAATTTACAAAATGACTTGTAAAATCATTTTTATTTGGCTTAATGTCAAATTTTAAATCTAAATCATTTTTAAATTCAAGTAACTTTTGTTTTACCTGAACTAAATTAAATTTAGGTGTGTTTTGCATCGCGCAAGTTTCTAACCAGCTTTCTGAATTTAATAAATCGGTATAAAAAAAATCATTTTTATTTGTTATTTGGTTTATTGGTATAATTGTATCATGTTTATTTATACTATCAATGCTTTGCATAGTGCTTTCGCTTTGCTTTATACCGTGCTTTATTAGTGCTTTATCTAGTGCTTTATCTAGTGCTTTATTAAAATTTGATATAGCAACTATATTGCTTGAGTATTGATTTTTTGATTTTTCAATTAATTCTATTAATCCAAAATCAACTAAATCATTAAGGGTTACTATATATGTATTATAGCTTCTTATACCTATAGCATCTTTAGCCATAGTAGTAGGAAGTCCAAATTTATGTTTCCATCCTAAACGATTGCAATGCTCTACTATAAAAAGATATAAAGCACAATGATTTGGTTTAATTTTTTCTGGATTTTCAAAAGCAAAATCCCAAAAAGCACGAGTTAATTTAAAGTAATCCATATAGTATAAAATCAAAAGTCCAACAAATCAACCGCTTCTCACTTCGGTGTCATTGTTGGACAATGTGTAATACTGATGTTGGTATAATGTGAGAAGCCAACTACGTTACAAATATAAACATTATTTCAATATAAAAAACAAATTACTAAAAAAATTGTTCAATACTATCTAAAATATCTTGCTTGTCTATTCCAAGCCATTTTACAACTACATCAATAATCTTACTATACACCTCACTAAATTCGTTTTCGTCCATACTAGAAAAAGAAATGCTTTTCGCTTCTTGAATTTCAACTCCTTCAATATTATATCTTAAATCGTAATAACCTGCAGATATAATTAAGTCTTTTCGTAAGTGTTCGATGTTGTTATACTGTTCTTGATTTTCAAACACTAGATTAAGCAACGCAAAAAACTTTTTATGAAACTTGTAATTTCGCTTTTTCTTGAACTCAAATTCAATTGGCTCGTTTACAGCGATTTTCTTTGCAATTTCATAATCGGAATTGTAAGCTATTTTAAAAGTATTGTTTAATTGCTTAACTAGTGTTATTTTACTCATTTGATAAATCGAATGTTTTTATTAGTAATTGTAAGTTTTAATGTCAGAACGGCAGATCGTCGTGTTCTTCTTCTTTAAAGTCTGTTGCTGGAGCAAATGCTTCCGCAGATGGTATTGGTGGTGTTTGTGGTTTTGATTCTGCTTGTAATTTTTCAATTCTCCAACCTTGAATTGAGTTGAAATATTTAGTTTCTCCTTGTGGATTTACCCATTCACGACCACGTAAATTAATAGAAACTTTCACGTTTTCATTTATTTTATAGTCGTCTAACAAATCACACTTATCTTGAGTAAACTCAATTAAAATATGTTGTGGATACTGCTCATCTGTTGTAACTACTAATTCTCTTTTTTTAAAAGATGCGCTAACATCTTGCGTTGGATTAACTACTTTAATTTTTCCTACTACTTCCATTGTTTAAAATTTAATTATTTATTTTTTATATGTTCCCCATTTAAAACGTGCTTTTCCGTTTTGGTCTTTACACGCTAGATAATTTAGTTTTCCTTTTTCGTTAAATTGACTGAACCAAACCCACTCTTTTAGTTTAAAATTCCAAGTCGGTTTATTTGTCGTTTTATCAAATTCATCATCATTTAATTTTACTTGTATAATAGGATAGTCATATAATTCACGACCTATACCTAAATTAAAACATGCTCTTTTAAATGCATCAGACGCTTGTCCTTTTTCTTTTTCTGTGTTGCTTTCAGTTCCTACATCTTGAACCCAAACCCACTGATTAAGCTCTTTGTTCCAAATACCAACGCTACAAAATAAATTATCATTTATAACATCATATTTCTTTTGCCAAAATCCAACTCCATAAACAGCGTCAAGTCTATTCATGTCTACCCTTGCATCTTTATAAGCTAATATAGTTGCAAAACCTCCTTTATTAATTGATTGCACTCTAAAGTCAATTTCATTTATTCCTAAAGGTGTATTAATTTCCATAATTTCTATTTATTTCGTTTATTGTATAAATAAGTCTGTAAATTGTCTTTTGCTTTTTTCTGTTCTTTGTAAAGTTTTAAATACATTTGGTCGTTTCTGTTGTTTTCGTACTCGTTTTCTTCACGAACCTCAACATATGTAAACTTACTTCTTTGCGTTTCTGAAAGTTCATTAAAATCACTCTCACGCATTCGTAAAAACATTTCTTTACTTGCTCCCATTAGTTATAATTTACTTGTTTAACAATAATTCTCGTTTCAAATTTCTCAAAGCATTGTTTGGGAGAAAGTCCCGCCCAGTACATTTCAAATCTGTAAATTTGTCGGTTGCCTTTCCAAAAAGTGTAACCGCTTAATTGGTTTGTAAAATCGGTGTAGGTCATAGTTATTCAAACATTTTTAAAGCATTATCTAATGTATTTTGCGCTTGTTCATTTGTTATAGATAAAAACACTTTATCTCTTGTTTCAGTATCTTCGTAACCATAAGAATATTGACATTTTACACCATTAATATAAAAAACAACTAACAATAAATCGTTTTCTTCTTGCTCTTCATCATTACTAAAATCTTTTTGTAAAAGCACTTGATGAGTTGGTAATTCAATAATTCTAAAATTAATTTCTTTCATTTTTTCTTTTTTTAAAGTAGCGGCTTTGCGGTTAGTATTAATTCACGGAAATTCTCTAAAAATAAATCACGTGTTTCAGCGTCTTTGAATGATAGAAAATTACTTGTGTTATAGTAACTATCTTTATTTATTACATCATTATGAAATTCTATACAATACTTTGAGAAACTTGAATCTTCCCAATCCGCAACCCAACCATCATTATAAACTTTCATTAATTGCGAAAGTTGAGCAAGCGCAATTGACGCTTCGGCTTGTTCATGTGTTGCGAAAAGTTGTTTAGAAAGTATTTTATTTCCTTTTGTTTCAGCAGAAGACTCTATTGCTTCGTCAAATACAGAAACATAATAACCTACAATCTCTCCCAACTCCTCCCAACTTTTAGGCAATGATTTTTTACCAAGCTCAGGGAATGTTGTTAAAGCTAATTCTTTTAATTCTGCATCGTTTCCGTTAAACCAACGTTCGGCAGTTGCTAGTGTGATTTTTATTTTTCTTGTTTCCATAATTTCTTTTTTTAAAGTTTATCAAATTTAAACTATTACAATTTGTTGTGCAATAGGTTAGGTTAATTTAGAATGAGTTTAGATAGTTAAAACAACGTAGCTTTATTAATATCTCCTTTGCCATTCCAGAATATACTTTCAAACACTTTCTTTTTATTATTGGTAGCGGATAAACTACTTCGGTGTTTAAACATTTCAATCTTTTCAAATGGTGCATCGTACTCGCTTAAATAAGCGGGATAATCTAAATTTGAAAACCACTCGTAAAAAGTATCGTGATTAAATCCACCCTCTTTATATTCGCCTGTGCCTTTGTATGGAATATCACAATAAATAATTGGGTTTTCATTAGGATTTATAATAACTTTTTCGTAACTTGTATTCGTTATTTGTAGGTTTTGTAGGTTTTGTAGGTTTTGTAGGTTCTGTATTCTTTCTAATTGAACTATCCGCTCAAGGCTTTGTACATCAAACCTACTTTTATCCTCTTTTTTTATAAAGTTGCAAAATTTAATCCGCCTTTGTTGAATATCTTTTATCTTCAATAAATTAGGAATATCAACTCCAATTTCATGCATTGCATATAAATCACAATTGACAATAAATTCGTGTGCTAATCGTTTTATACTTTCTATATCTGCACCATACAAATAACTATTTTGACTATTCCCAAAACTCCAGCAACTCATTACAAAACCGCTATACCAATCTGCGTCGTCATTAGTTTTATTAATTTGCTTTTTAAATTCTTCACGTGTTACCCATTCGTAGAATTTAGGCTCTAATTCTTTATTATTTTTAAGATACTCTACTAAACTATAAATATGTTTATTTAGTTCGTTATAATGTACTTTAAATCGATAATCACGTATTGCAGTAAAACTAATTGAACCACCACCACCAAACAAATCATAAAAGTCTGTTATATTATTGTGGCGTTGCGTTATTTTCTGCAGTATATCACTTGCAAGTTTTCGCTTTGAACCCATATATGGTATTCCTAATTTTTCGCTCATAATACTATTTTTACTAAAACCAATCCTACAATAGCACCGCAACCAGCACCAAGAGCATAGGTTAATTTTTGATTTGTCGTTGACACACTAATTTTTGATACATTGAACGCCCACAATAAAGAAATGGTAAACGATGCTATAAATATACCAATCCAATTAAGTTGCGTTATAAAATACGTGTTTATTGCAACGCAACCTACTTGCATAAACGATGTTAAAAATGTTTTCATAATTAATTTATGTTATAAAAGGGTTGAAATTAATTCGTCATAATATAAAGAAAATAAATGATTTTGAAAATTTCTAGATTCATCATTAAATCCAGTGTAATTATGTTCGTTTTCTTCAATTATTACTTTTGCAATCTCATCTATACTATAAGTATCTAGCTTTATTGATAAGTAAATTTTCCCATCGTCTGCAAGCCCTAGAACATCATTTTCATTAAATTTAACATAATTAATATTAATATTGCTTAACCTATATTGATAACGTGTTTTGTTTAATTTTGAAATAGCTTCTATAACCTTATCGACTAAAATTTTTGAAGGATTATTTTCTATCACAAAATTAACACCTTTACTATTTTTAGAAAGTCCTAAAATATCTAATTTAGGAAATTGGTCAAATAATGGCTTTAATAATTTAAGAGGTAAAACAATTCTATCTTTTAAATCTCTATCGTTGCAAAACATTACCATTTCAGCAGGAACGCATTTTAAATTTGAAAAAACATTTTCCCATTCACTAGAAAACTCTTCTCTGTATGTAGAATAATTTAAATTATGTTCATAATATCCTGCATTTCCACCCGCTAAACTTTTTATCAGACTAAATATTAATTTTTCATCTGAATTTTTTTTCCAAAAAGAACTTATTGCAATTAAAGCACCATAACTATTTGATAAAACCCTGCTTTCATTTATTTCAAATTCTTTTGAGTTATATGAATATAAAGATTTTACTTGCTGGTCATGATGGCATAATATACCTTTTCTAAAAAGTCTCAATTCTCCATTTTCAGTTTTTGGATATAAAGAAGCATATTGATTAACAGACAAAACATTTTTATTTTTATTACAAAAATATAAGTCATAATTATCGAAAAAGTGCTTTACATTGTCATTAAAATCTATGTATATTGTAGTATATCCAGCTTCTCCTATAACAATTGATGTTTTTTCTAAAGATGCGTTTTCGTCCTCGTCTATTGCATTTGAATAAATTTCACGTATTGGAGCAAAAGGCAAGTCCCAATCCTTACCGCCCATTGTAGTAGTCAAACTTGTTTCTTTACCATCTACAGATATAGCATAATACAATTCATTCCTGAATTTTTTTTCTACTTTGTCAAACTTAATTTCCGCTGTTCCTTTAAATATTTTAAAGTCAATTTCATTTCTTATCAATGATGCAATTGAATATTTAAGACCGCTCCCAAAAAAGCCTATTTTAGAACTATCGTTTCTTTTTGAACTTGCGCCAATTAAAGTAAATGCTTCTTGTTCAATTTCTCCTGTTGATTTGATTTTTAAAAATGTTTTCATAATAATTTAAAAAGCCTTACTTCTAATCATACGACTGGAACTCGTATTTTCAAAATAAGGCGTTAATGTTTTTTGTTAGGTAGTTCCAGTACCTTTTGATTTGACAAATATACAACTAATTCAGTTAAGAATCATTCTAAATTAAGCACCTCCCTTGCTATTTTACATTCACGTTCAGAAAGATTTTTATCGTCGATATAATCTGAACCGTGCATTTTTATAAGTTCAACAATATGGTTAATGCTTTCACGGGATTTTTTACCAAGTAGAATTTTACTCATAAACTTATCTTTTTCTACAAGTCTTTGGTAAGTTGGTGTTTCTTCAATTTTTATCATAATTCATTTTTGATTCTAGTGTTATGTATAAATCTTTTTTGCTTTTAAGATAATCTTGAACTAATCTATCGCACATATAATAGGTTAGTTTGCCTTTCATTTTTTCAGCCACCCAATCAAACGGCTTGCCTAAATTATCGAAATATAAATATATTACTTCGGCTTTTAATTCGGGTGCTATTTCTTTTTTTAATGGTGGCATAATTAACAAGATTCGTTTCTAATTTTTCTAACATAATCACCAAGATTAAAATTATTGCTTAAAGTATCAATCGTGCTAAATGGAATTGAAACGCATTTTTCTGATACGATTGTAGGGTCGACTACCTCGATGTCGTTTGTTTCTTTTTTAATAATTTCCGCCCATTTGCCGTCTTTAAAAACACACCAATTATTAAAAAGTAAAGAGCTTCTATTTTCATCAAATCCAAATCTATTGTCTTTTGAAATTATGTGTCTTGGTCCGTCAACAATAGTGTGAGTAACACCATAAATAAAACCCCTCTTAACCGCCTCATTTTTTAAGGCAGTTTCTACTTCTTGGGGGGTGGCTAAAGTTAAATTTTCTTTTAAATTTTCGTTAAAAAACCATCTATGGGCGTCAAACCATTCTTTACCCAATCCATGAAAACCATAAGAATTTACATTGTCTCCTTGATAAAAACCTAAAGTACCACCCTCAAATTTATACCACTTTCCAGCTTCCAACTCATTTTTAACCACTCCGTTATTAATCAACGTTTGCTTAATATTCTCATCTTTGCAAAGTTCTGTTATTAACTCTGGTGTTAGTTTACTTGTATCTATTTTCATAATTTTTATTTTTTAATTGGTTCGTTAAAATTCACATCCATTAACGTGATACTTTTTGCTTTAAATGGATTTGGAGCGAAAAAGTTATCGATTGTTTGATTGTCTTTTTCTAGTTCCTTAATAGTGTTGTTGTTGTTTTTTCGCTCTTGTAGCTTTTGTATAAACAACGATTCTACTTCCGAAAATATAAGTATCGATTGCGATGTAGAATGACCGTTAAAAATCAATTCTATACATCCCTTGATGTGGTCGTGCTTTTCTTGTTGTGGTTGAAATAAGCTATTCCACCATTGGGTTAAATTTTTCATAGTTCACGTTGTTTAAGCATTGCATCGGCTATTTCATAACATTGTTCAATAGTTGGAATATGAACTTTATTTTGACCATCAAATATTCCATAATATGGATTTGCCATCATTCCTTGCATCGCTGAATTAGCGAAATAATCTCTTAATGTCATGCCGTTATTTCCAAAACTTGGAAATGCATTAGGATTCTCTGGTTTTTTATTTTCTGTTTCCATAACTAATTATAATTTTTTCTTGTTCTTTTACTGTTTTACTGTTCCATGTTTCAATCCAAACATTACGGATTGAATTTGGTATTTGACTAAATTTAATTTTCGGTTCGTTATCATCGGAATTAACCGAGTGATAAATAAATAGTTCTTGTGGGGTCATTTTATTCATATTTCGATTTTAAGTACTGTAATTGAGATAATTCAGATTTTTCTTTGTTCCTTTTTTCACTTGCTTTTCGTAAGTTAGGTAATGTTGTTTTTAACCTTTTATAAAATGCTTCATACATATCTTTTGCTGCATTAAAATATGTAGGTTGTTCAACTGGTTTTCTGCCTCCAATAAATGTTTTTCCATCTACAATTATTGATTCTTCAATGACAAACTTAAAGCCATTAATTGAACAACTGCCATTCAAAGGGAAATCGTTAAAATGATAAGCATCTCTTTTATGAATATCTTTCATAAATTGAAATAAATCATCAACATTATTAATTTCACGCTCCCAGTCCCAAGTATCTTCTGGATATTGTGGATGTCCTCTTTGCGAATATTCCGCAATTAAATTTTCCATTTTTTTCATTTTTTTATTTATTAATTCCTCGCTCAAAAAGTTTAAAAACCAGACTGATAACAGCACATATGCGCCATTAAAACGAGCGCATAGCTACAAAACTTTAATAATTACCCTCCAATACCGCTAATTTCAATTGCTCTAAACACCAACCATTTAAAGCAAAATATATCGATACATCGTTTACTTTTACATCCATTATCGAAAACCCGTGTGATGTCCCTGTTGTTGGGTCGGCTTTGTCGTAAACCCCGATTACCTCAAAGTTTACTGATTCTAATTTAATGTTGTGTACTGCCATCTTGTGTTCTTTTAAAAGGTTAATGAAATCGAGTTCGGTTACTTGGAAATATTCTTTACAATCTGATTTATTTGCAAAAACAAAAAATGATTTGTCAAAAAAATCAGAATCATCGAAAGCAAATACGTTTCCATTGTGATTAAAATTAAAAGCATAACTACTATTCCAATAATCCAACCCATTATCAATACAAAGTTTTTTCATTCTGTCGCAAGTAGCTTGACTATCCATAACCACATAAACGTTAAATATTGTTTTTTTCATTACTCTGTTATTTTAGTTAGTAGTTGTTTTATTCTCAAGTCTTTTTAATTGTTGCTTTGCTAATTTTAATTGAAGCGGTGTGCAACTATTGATTTCTATTATCTTTTTTAATCTATTTATTGCTTTCATTTTTTCTCGCTATTAAACTCCTCTTGAAGTTGGTTAATGAATTGGTTAACTCTATCTTGTAATTGCTCGGGTGTAAATTTGTCAATTACTTTCTTTTTTACGAAAACCCGAATGAGTGTTTTTTTCTCACTCGGGTCAATTGCTTTTCTTCCTCTCATTTTTAAAGACTTAAATTATCCTCTTCATTTTTTTGTAACAAATTACCATTTTCTATAAAGTTTTGAATTTTAATTAAAACTTCGTTCATTTGGGTTTTAACTATCTTTTGCGTTGCTTCAATAGTTGCCGTTTCACTATCAATAACTAAAGTTTCATCATTTACTTTTGTAAACGCATCTCTCCAAGAAGAGTAATTTTCATCTGTTTTAGTTTCTAATGTTACAGAAATTTTAAGTTTAAATAAATTTTTCATAATAAATGTGTTTTTAAATTGTTTTGCTTTATTGCTGGTACAAATATAATACAACATTATGAATAAAAAAACTTTTTTAATACTTTTTTAAAATTATTTATTAATTTAAACTCATTCTAAATAGTCTTTAAATAAAAAAAGCATCAATTACGATGCTTTGGTTTTAAATAACTTGGCGGTATTGGTATTTTTCTTGTGTAGCCGTTAAAGTTTTTATCTAATACAATGAATAGTAAAACTATCACTATTGGTAAAAGAATTGCTATTGTTATAATTCCGTATATCATAATTACGATGCTTTAGTGGGGGGATTAATAATTAAATTTTTCTACATGGCTAAATTTTAAATCGCAATTATAAGCATCTGACGGATAATAAAAATCTCCTCCGCCACTTCTTGTAATATTAGTTATGTCATAATATACTTTTGTTGAAAAAGTTTCAAACATTATTATTTTACCGCCTATTTTACAGTTAATATAATTTCCTTTTAAAAATACTTTTGGGTATTTTTCGTCTTTACACCAAATTGAGCGATTATACCAAATGTTTTTAATTTCCATTGGGTATTTTGTTTTTATCTCTATTGGTTTTATTTCTTTTTTTTTAAATAATTTCTTTAACCATCTCATAACTCTAATTTTTCTTTATCATTAACAATTTTTCTACTCCAAACTACAAACCAAATAATACAAATACCGAATATAATTAATAAAATCCAATTCCAAAAATTACCCTTATCGCTTACGGTTGATTTGTCTTTTGTTTGAACACTCACTTTGCTTTTAGTTTTAATATCGTTTTGTTGCTTTTTAGCGACTTTTTCAACTTTATCAACTACTATATTAGCTTTTTTGTTTTCGTTTGTTTTACGCTTTGTTTTTGTTTTTGTCTTTTTAGCGTTATTCAAACTTTGACTTTTACCGTTTTCATCAATATAGGTAGCTGGCTTTGTATTGTCAATTGGCTCTAATGTTTCCGTTTCTGTAACCTCGCCTGTTTCTTTGTTGGTTTCGGTGTTGGTTGTAATTTTTACATTAGTATCAGCTTTTGTTTCGGTAATTGATTTATCAATAGTAACTTCTTTAGTTGTTACATCGATTTTCTTGTTCTCGACCTTGCGAGTGCCACAACTAAATAATAAAATAGTTGATAGTAGGATTAGTTTATTTTTCATTTTTTGTATTGTTTAAGTTTATGTTTTAGTATTATAAAAGTAATTAATGATGTTAATAAAATAATATTTAAAAATATTCCTTCAATAATGATTATTTCTTTAATCCATAAAGGTAAGTTATTATAATAAAAATCGTAAGGTAAATTATATTTTTTCATATACATTCTCTTTAAAATATTGTTGTAGTTTTTTTGCCCTGTCATCAGTTTCGTAAATTTTAGAATTATCCATCATCCATTTATAAAACTTAATACTAAAATCGTCTGTTATTTGTTCTAATTTATTTGTAAGAATATCAAAATGATTATGGTTTTTTATCTCACAAATATCGTTAAACTTCTCTCTTAACTTATTCATTGTCTTTTACTTTTTTGATTAGTTGTTGAATGTCAATTCTATCGTTAGGAAATAATCCAAAGTGAGTTTTTAATCGCTCCAACATCTCCAACATCTCATCTCGTTGCTCTTTCAACTCCGATAACTCGCAGTTTATTTGCTGACGAACTTTGAAAGCGTCGACTATTAGATTGGCGCTGGCTTCAAACTCCTCTTTTTCCTCATCAATAATTGCATTTACTTGACATATCCAAACACCATTAGGATTTTTTACATTTCCATCAACATAAATCTCAATAGTATTTACGCCTTTTGTATATTCAATAATAGGACTTGTTTTAACCTCTCCTATTGTTCCTTTAAATCCCATAATTATTTGTTTAATTGGTTAAAAATTTCTGATGCTTTTTCGATTGCTTTTTTTGTGGCTTCGGTTCGTGTTGTAAAATCTACAGAGCAATAAATGTATTTTTCATTATCTATAATTTTATACCAAAAATTAATAACATCTAAATCCTCTAAATCGTATTCTGACTTTATTTCAATATAAATCCCAACACTATCAAACCAAAGAATACAAAGTGCATTTTGAAATTCAGGAAGTAAATCGTTAAAAATTCCCTCATCAATTCTATTATACTCATTGTTTAATGATTGTTTTAGCCATTTAAAAAACTCCTCTTTTGCTTTTCCTTGTAACATATCTATAAATTTATTGTTAGTTCCTCGTTTGTTAATGCGAAATAAAGGTTTTGCAGTTGGTGTAGATATTTAATGTATAATAAATCAACAAAATCATATCCATTGTTTAAAATTATTCTTTTAGATGAAAAACAAATCTCTAAACTAACGCCTCTTTTTTTTGTTTTAATTTTAAACCATTTTCTTGGTTGATTTTCTAATTCTTTAAACCCACACCTCAATAGAATTTCTTCGGTTAGTTCTATTTCTTGAAGTTCTTCAAATTCATAACATTTACCAAAACCTATGTGTGCTCCTTTTTCCCAAAAGTTTTTTATAATACCTTGTTTTGTTGCGTTTCCAATTCTCAATTCACTTGCTTTCATCTTTTATTTTTTTAATTAATTCCTCCGCTTTTGGTTTTAGAAATTTCGTCTGTATTAATGACAAAAATTCTATTAACTCTTGTTTTAATTGTGGTGTCATTTATTTTGTTTTTTGTTAGATATGTCTGATTTTTTCATCCCAAGCCGATAGTTATGCGAGATTTAATCCCAATCACGCATATAATCCATTACATTTCCATTTTGAGGAAGTTCTTCATCAGAACAACTATTATATTCTCTTAAACAACTACCGCACAGATATTTATGATGTGTATTTGTAGGGGTTACGTCTTTTGAACAATATTCGTCATCATAATAACAAAATATTTTTTCTATACTGCCTTCCTTTATTTTGCATTTTACAACTTTTGTTTCATAGGGATATTCTTCGTCATTACTAACTTCTTTTATTTTAACATAAGTTTCAATCCATATAAATTTTTGATTATAGCTTTTTGCATTTCCAAAAATATCTTGTCCTATTTCTATGTCATCAAAAAGTTCATTATTAATAAATTCATCAGAAATTGCTATTACATTCATTGCATAATATTTTATAAACCTCGCATAACAGCAGTTAAACGCTAGTGTCAGGCTTGGTATTTATCCGAAATGTGTCGGATGCACTTAATTTTTATTGTTTGTTTGTAATGTTAGGTGTTCAATCGTGCCACCAGTCGTTTAGCTGCCAAACGTTAGTAGAAATGGCTACAACCCTACATATAGTAAGCCATATAACCTTCATTTTTACCAACTATTGCAGACATTAAATCACCCCAAGCACGCCACGAAAAGCCTAATGAATTACCGTCTGAAAAAACAAAGCAAGTATTATTTGCTTTTCTATCAGCAGTTTCGCCAACCCAAGATAAATCCTCAATAGCTTTTTTGATTAACCTGAAATGCGGTTGAAATTCTTCTTTGTAATCAGATAAATATTCTTCCCAATTAGGAGAAATATCCATACCTCCAATTATTGGTTTGTAATCTTCTGGGTGGTTAGTTGTTACAGTAAGCTCTAATCCGTTTTCGTTTTTTAATTTTATAAAATCCATCTTTTTGCAATTTAAAATTATACTCTTGTAAATTATCTGCCACTTCTACTAACAGCCGTTTGCGAGTATGGCTGTCTTAGTTTTTCCTGCGGAAAAACATGAGGCATCGGTTATTGTTATTTTGTTTCTGTTTCGGTTAGTGCTTAACCACCGCCACACTCGCAAGCGGAATTAAGTTATAAGCAATGGTTATAAAGATTGCGATAAAACATAATCTTCATAAACTTTCTTTCCTTTATAGGTGCAATAATGTCCAGTATAAAAACAATAATTATCAATTCTTTCAAAACTACTTTGAATCAAATCTTTTTTACACATTTTTCCTAAATAAGAAAATGTCATTGTATCTATTACGGTTTTTGCAGAACGAGCAAAAGAATATTTTTCAATTGTTTCATTGTCAAAAATAATCTTAGTAAGCATTCTACCGTGAATAGGATTTTTCCAATTTATATCTTTATTTACAAGAAATTCTAAAACTTTAAACTCTTTTTCTGTCAATTTACCACTGCTTATAACAGCGGTTTTGGTGTCAGCTTGTTCGGTAGTGATTTTAGTTTT